TTTCCTTATTCAGCACATTGTTCCGCGCGGAAAGAGCCTGCACGGATTTGTCGTTTTTGTCGAACTGCGAGGATACCAGCTTCATTTCCGAGCCGAGTACCTTGAACGACTGGTTGATGTCGGCGAGAGCCTTCTTAAATTCCTTCTCGCCTTCAACACCGATCTTCAGACCGAAATTATTAGCCATGCGTCTTTACCTCCTTCCCGTCAGATTCCATAGGGGATCACATCGTCAATCGTGAGATTCTGTTTCGGCTTTGAAATGCCGTTATACTGCTTATGGCATTCCCATAAATCCATAAACAGACCGAACGGCATCAGCCAGAACTCATCCTGCGTAAGATGAAGCTGACCGATGCCGTAATATAAAAGCCGGGTAAATAACTCTTCGTCACTTACCCGACCTGTGCGTTTTTTGAGTCTGTCTCGCTTTCGATATTGCGTTTCGTTCCTCTGTACATAGCCTCCATGATAGCGTCCTTGTAATCCGTCAGTTCCATCGGCGAGGTGAGAAGCTCAACCTCCTCCGTGGTCAGTTCCGGCTTTTTCTCATCGGGATGCTTTAAGTTGTGGACGAGGATGGTCTGGTTGCATAGTAGCGTGATGAGCCACACGATCTCATCGAGAGCCATCTCGAAGTTCTCAGACTTCATCAGCTTATCGCCCAGGTTCTCCAGCCCGCCGTAGCGTCCGGCGATTTCCTTCGTTGCCTTGGTGGTGAGGAGCATCTCATATTCCTGACCACCGATTTTTACAATTGCGCTTCTTTCATCCATTCTGCGTTACCTCCTTAACCCTCGCCCTCAAAGGTCGGTTCATAAACATTTGAGTACCAGCCTGTGATCGTTTCGGCGGTCACGCCCGTATCGTCCTCGGACACCTCCGCTTTCCAGGGATGGTTGCCCTTTGCGTCCACCTTGTTCCTGCGGTAAACCGTACCCTCGATGGTAGGCGTGGAGAACTCGATGCTCTCGCCCTTGGTGGTAAGGTTCGTTGCAGGGATGCCGAAAATGACGCGGTAGAGCCAGAAGTATCTGTACTTGCCGTTCGCTTTCTTTGCACGGAAACCAATAGCCACGGGATCGCCGCCGTCCTCGGATGCGGATACAAGCACGCCGTTATCGTCCACGGTCGCACCCGTAAGGTCTGCCGCCACGGAAAGACCGATGTTGTCCACGCCGAGGGAGAGCGTCCCGCTCTGGAACTCTTTCACGACCTCCGCCGCGCCGTCATCGGCGTAAAGAGTAGCCTCGGCAAGTTCCACGGACAGTTCCGCTGTCATTGCCTTGGCAAGGGACACGGGAGTCGCATAGGTCTCGTTGCCGTTTGCGTCCTCCGTGATCTTGGAATAGAAAAGTTTATCAAGACCGATTGTTGCCATAATGTTCAATCCTCCGTTTCATAAAGTTTCGCCACGTCAATGGCGTAGTGGTGGAAACCGGTATCGTCCTCGTGTCCGATGTACCGCCTTTCCGTGATAACAAAATCAGCGGCAAGGAGCGCCTTGCAGAGCCGCTTCTTCCGCTGCATATAATTGCCCCTGGAGAACAGGGAGAGCCTTGCCTCCTGTGTCTCGTATCCGGGAGCATCGTCCGCATGAAGCTCGTAGGTGTCCGCAAGCGGAGTCACCACCACATATTCATCCGGCGGCTCATCCGAGAATACTCCCGTCTCCACAGGAAGACCGCAGCCTGTGACCACGGTCTTTATTTCCGATAACAGGCTCATATGCCGTTCACCTCCGATTCCAGTTTTGCCTTCATCGCTTCAATGGCAGCGCTTTTGGACGAGGATTTCGCAGGCTTCAGGAACGGTTTTGCAGGCTGTCCGCTTTTGCCGTATTCGAGGATGGTAGCAATCTTGGCGTTGCTGTCACCGTCAGACCTCGGTTCGGCAAAGCCGACCTTCGCATTGAAATCGCCGTTCTTATCCTGCAGGGCAGGTGTGGTGCCAAGAGAAGACAAAAGCTCTCCCGTGGAACGGGATGGCAGTTTTGTTCCGCTGCCGATAACAGATGCCAGGTTGGAGCGCACCTTGCTTTCCACGACCTCCGCGCCTGCGTCCAGCACCTTTGGAATGATGGTGTCGGTCTTATCCGCAAGCCGTGATATCTTCATGAGGAACTCCTCCGGCATTTTCCATGTTGCTTTAGCCACTCTGTTTCACCTCCTCGACCAGCACCTCAAGGTACATACCTTTTCCGCGCACATCCTCCACGGAAGTGATCTCAAAGGTATGCCCGTTACAGAGGATTCGCATTTCCGTGGTGACCGTAACGCCTGGGATAACGCGGAAACGGAAAAGGTCGGTGGCAGTCGAGAACTGCGCCATGTTCGCCCATTTCTCGCTGCCGTGCCGACCTTCCCGGTAAGCCCGTACCTCTGCAACAGTCACATCCGATTCCGTCTTAAAGCCCTCATCGTCCGTGGTGTGCTGTTTTGCCACGATAGTGATGATGGTGTTCATTTTTCCGAAACTCATGGTCACACCTTCCAATCCCGGTCGAGCCGAAGGAGAAGGTTGACCGTGTTCCATACCTGCTGTGCGGAACTCACATGGTCGGAGAAGAAACCGCCCGTGGAGCCGTCCCGCGACTCATAGAAGTGGCTTGCCAGCATGATGACAGCCTGCTCCGTGGTCGCGGGCATTGTGTTCTCCGTGTAGTATCCTTCCGCGATATGCTGATAACTCTCCGCATAGGAAACGGCGGCAGTGATGTACTGCGAAAGCAGCTCATCATCCGCCGAATGCTCCAGTATCAGATTGGCTTTTACTTTCTCAAGCAGAGTATCCATCACCGCCGCCTCCTTTCCTTATCAAGAGCCGCTGGTAGCCTTCATCTTGAGGAGCTGGATGCCCTCCGGCAGGATGACCTTGCCGTCCACGCGCTCCGTAGCCACATAGCCGATCTGGCCGTTGGTAGCGTACAGTTCGTTCAGACGCTGAACGGTTCTGCCTGCGCGGTCGCCGATCCAGTAGTTTTTGAAATCGCCGAATGCCACGGTCAGCGCCCCAGCCGCCACAGTCGGAACATACGGAGAGGTATAAAGTTCATACCCCAGGAGTCTGTCAGGCTCCCCGGCCTGAAGCGAAGGCTGCCAGAGATACGCATCGTTTTTGTCCTTCAACTTGCGGATAATGGATACCGTAGCATCGTTCATGAGGAACTTTGCGTTCCTGCGGTACGGAGACTTCAGTGCATACACGAGGCTGATAAGCTCATCCGCAGTGATGGCGTTGTTTGCCGCCGCAGTAACGCCGACCGTGCCGCCGTTCGCGGTAAAGATACCCGTAGGCTGATTGGTGCCGGTACCCACGCAGAACGCTTCCTCCTCGGCGATACCGAATGCTCTCGCAAACTCCTTCATGAGGTAGTCCTCGATATCGAAAGCGGAATCCTGGAGAAGCTCCACGCTCACGCGGGCAAGGTCGGTCAGCTTGAAAGCATCGATCTGCTTCTGACCGAAAGTAGGATTGCTCTCGGTATAAGCGGCGTTCTCCGCAGTCCACTGTGCGGTAGAGTGACCCGTGGCAACTGGAATCTTGCGCTCATGCTGCGTAGTGATGACCTTGGCGAGGGAACGGATCACGTTCTCCTCCTCAAGGGCAGTCACGATGTCGCGCTCGAAATCCTCCGGCACGAGGTAGCCGCCGTCAGCATCCACACCCTCGGAGAGGACGTTGTGGACGAGCACCTTGCCGCGAAGGTGGCGATCGAAGTCCTCCTTATAGGCATCGGACGCACGACCGACCTTGTCAGGCTTAAGGGACGCAGCCCTTTCGGGAGCCTCGGTGATCGGCTGGTTCACGGGCTTGTTCAGTTCTGCTTCGATAGCGTCCCTGCGCTCCATGCGCTTGATCTCGTTGGTGAGGCTGTCAAGGTCACGCTCCATCTTGGAGTAAGTGGCGTCATCCTCTGCGGAAAGGACGCCCATGTCGTTCCTGTGGGTATCGAGGAATCCTTCCATCGTGTTCCACAGCTTGGCTCTCTTGTTTCTCATCTCTGTAATAGTCATGGTAAAATCCTCCTTGCTTAAAGCAGTTTTTTGTAAAGAGACGCCCTCAGTTCATCGACCGGGCGTCCTTCGGGTTTCTTTTCCGGCTTGCGAGGTGCCTTGCCGGAAATCTTGTTAATGAGGGAGCGTTCCACCGCAGATGCGGAAAACTCGTAGCCCTCGGTGTCGGCTGCGGACTCACGCTTGCCATCCGTTAAAATGCCGTCAGCAAATCCAAGTTCAATGGCTTTCTTTGCGTTCATCCAGGTGGTATCGTCCATCATGTGGGAAAGCTGCGTGTGCGACAGCCCCGTCTTGATCTCATAGGCGTTGATGATGCTTTCCTTGACCTCGGAAAGCATATCGATTGCCTTTTCCATATCAACATGATCGCCGAACGCCATCGTTGCCGGGTTATGGATCATCATCAGAGCGGTAGGAGCCATCAGCACCTTCGTACCCGCCATAGCGACCACCGATGCCGCAGACGCCGCGATGCCGTCCACTTTTACGGTCACATCGCCCTTGTAGTCCATCAGCATGGTGTAAATCTGACTGGCTGCGATGCAGTCCCCGCCGGGCGAGTTGATCCAGATGGTGATGGGACCGCTGCCCGCGAAAAGTTCCTCCTTGAACATTGCCGGCGTGATATCGTCATCGAACCAGCTTTCCTCGGCAATCGTGCCGTACAGTTCAAGAACTCTCTCTGCGGACGGCTCTTCGTCCGTCTGATTTTTCCAATTCCAGAACTTCCTGTCCTTCATCGGATTCGTCCTCCTTTCCGTTGTTGTCTGTATCTGCAAAAGCGCCCGCCTGTGACAGCGGGAGCATATTGCCGTTTATGAGGTAGAGATCGCCGCCGTCCTCTGTAGAAATGCGGTCGAGGTTCTCCAGTTCCCGGATATCATTTGCGCTCATCCATCCGTTCTGCCTTGCCGTAGCATAGCCGTTCATTCGGCTGGCGTAGTCTCCTCGGAGCAGACCTTCTACATTAAATTTCACGAAGTAGGTCTTTTTCTCATCAGGAGCAAGGAGCGTCCTCTGTATCGACTGCTCCCATCTGATTACCCAGGGATCGAGCGTGTACTTCACGAACTCAAGGCTCTGCTGCTCAATGTTGGAGAAGCTGCTCTTTTCCAGATCGCCCACCATGTGCGGAGGCACACGGAATATCCTCGCTATCTCGTTTATCTGGAACTTGCGCGTTTCGAGGAACTGCGCCTGCTCCGGCGATATGGAAATAGGCGTGTATTTCATGCCTTCTTCCAGCACCGCTATCTTGTTGCTGTTCGCCGAGCCGCCGAAGGTCTGTTGCCAGCTTTCTCTCACCTTGCTTGGGTCCTTGATCGTTCCCGGATGCTCCAACACACCGCTCGGAGCAGCGCCGTTTGCGAAGAACTTGCTACCGTATTCCTCGGTTGCTATCGCAAGCCCTATGGCGTTCTTTGCCATCGCAATCGGCGAGTAACCCACAAGCCCGTCAAAACCGAGTCCCGGAATATGCAGCACATCGGACGGTCGAAGGATTACCGAATCGCCCTTCATGGTGTGCGCTTCATCGGACGAACGCTGGTACTGGTAATAAAGCTGTCCGTTCACATCGCGGTTGACGGTCATCTTGTTTGGCATCAGTGGATACAGTGCCACGATCTGTCCTTTACCGTTGCGGATGATCTGCGCATAGGCGTTTCCCCATAACAAAAGATGAGTCATCAGCGTTTCTCTGAACACGAATGAACTCATCTCCGGATTCGGCTCGTCATGGAGCAGAAGGTATAACGGATGGTCGATGGCTTTCTCCTTGCCGCCGTCCTCCTTGTAGCGGTACATATGAAGCGGCAGTCCTGCGATGGCTTCCGATAGGATACGCACACAGGCGTACACCGCTGTCATCTGCATCGCGCTCCGCTCGGTCACCAGTTTGCCGGAGGAAGAACCGCCCAGGTAGAAGGCATAACTGCTGCCCGGCGTCCTGTTCTCAGGCTTGTCCCTCGATTTGAACAGTCCCGAAAAAATACTCATTTCTCATCACGCTCCTTCCTCAAAAAACCAGAAGCCCTCTGGTATCGTATACGCTTTCGCCCGTGTCGTTCCCGCAACGGATGGCACGGTCAAGCCCCATGATGGTCGCAATCGCACCATCGATCTTTTCTGTAGATTTCTCCTTGTCCGCCTTGATGTTCCCGGCGGGGTCCGTGCGGATATAGATGTTGTCCATCATCCAGCGCAGGACGGGATGCCCGCCGTGTGCGATTTTCTCCTCCAAGTTCAGTTTCATCAGTTCCTTGGTCGGTGGGGACATATCCTTGAAGCCCTGTCCGAAGGGAACGACCGTAAATCCCATTCCCTCAAGGTTCTGCACCATCTGCACGGCTCCCCAGCGGTCAAAGGCAATCTCACGGATGTTGAACCGCTCTCCGAGCCGTTCGATAAACTTCTCTATATATCCGTAATGAACCACGTTTCCCTCCGTGGTCATGAGCAAACCCTGACGCTCCCACAGGTCATAGGGAACATGATCTCTTTTCACACGAAGATCGAGTGTCTCTTCCGGCACCCAAAAATAAGGAAGGATACTGTATTTGTCCTCCTCGTCCTGCGGCGGGAACACCAGCACGAACGCCGTGATGTCCGTGGTGCTTGAAAGATCAAGCCCACCATAACAGATACGGCCTTCCAGATCGTCCTCGGAAACGGGGAACGCGCAGGCATCCCATTTGTCCATTGGCATCCATCTGACCGACTGTTTCACCCATTGATTCAGACGCAGTTGCCGGAAGGCGTTCTCCTCGCCGGGATTCTGCTGTGCGGAATCACACGCCGCCTTGACCTTGTCAATGCCGACCGTGATACCGAGGGAAGGATTGGCTTTCTTCCAGACCTCCGGGTCCGTCCAGTCCTCATCCTCCGCCGCTCCGTATATAACGGAATAGAATGTCGGGTCAATCTTCCGTCCCGCCTGTATATCCAGTGCTTTCTGATGCACCTCGTAGCAGATGGAATTCGTATCATTGCCCGCCGTGGTGATCAGGAAGTAAAGCGGCTGCATCCTCGCATCGCCGGAGCCTTGTAGCATGACGTCAAACAGCTTTCTATTCGGCTGGGTATGCAGCTCATCGAAGATAACGCCGTGCGTGTTGAAACCGTGCTTGTTCGCTACGTCCGCCGAAAGCACCTGATAGGATGAATTTGTCGGCTTATACACGAGCTTCTTCTGCGATTCCAGTATCTTCACGCGCTTGGCAAGAGCCGGGCAGAAACGCACCATGTCCACGGCAACATCGAACACGATCTTTGCCTGGTT